GATTTTCTCTTAGCTCGTTATTACCTGCGTGGCTCATCTTTAGTCTCCATCCACATAGTTGTTAAACAATCAGGCTCATCGATCTCAAACTTGACAAGCCGCCCACCCCGGCGAACGATCTCAGCCTCAAAGAGACGTCCCTCATCCATCAGGTCTTGAAAGGACATATCAGCATCGATAACACGGTAAGTTGAGGTCATCACATTCTCCATTCTAATCTTCGCTCTCTAGTATCGTAGATACTCTACTAGAGAGCTAGATTAGGTTAAGTTTACCTGCCGTTCCGAATGATTGACAGAGCACCGTAAGCAAAACCAGCTAGGGATATAGTATAAGTTCCCAGAGCTATCAGGCGTGATTCATAGACCAACGCAAGTCCTTCAAGACTTACGAATAGACCAATCATGCCAAGGATAACATAGATTAGATACAGAGTAGTTTTTGATCGCATGATATTTCCTTTATCTGGATTAAGTTATGCGAGCAGTTTTATGTCATGCTCAGGACATCCTGTATACCAGCTTATCCAGTACGCTCAGTCTCAGGAAAGACCTGCTTTATTGTATGAATAATCGCTCAGGATATCCCCCTAGCCCAAAGCAAAGACTAGGTGAGCGATTATAAATAACAGTTTAAGTTCAGTCATGTTAAGGACCGTTCATTACAAAGTCTGCCCTTTGTTACATTCTGTAACAGTTGGCGGTGAGGTGCTTTTCTTGTCATTAGCTTAACTAGCATTGCTAATCGGCCAGATAACACCAGTCAGTGCCACATAATAGGACTATCTTTGTAAATTCTAATGCACTTAGTGGGAGACCCCACTTTGTCATCGAGCGGGGCGGGAGCTGACTAACTCCAGCTTTCCGGCGTCCGGTTCCTCTTGACTAATCTCAAGTCAATTACGATCCATGCTAAGACTCTGGATCAAGGTATCCCCCACTAAATGCACCAAAACTTTACTTACTAATTTGTCCCCCTAGTATCGCAAGATACTCTACTAGGGGGACTAATTAGGTTAGCTCGATGCTACCCGGCTGGCCTTCTTCTTTGCTGTGCCGTGAGCCGGGAAGCCCACGATAACTTTTCGATCCCGCTTCTCGCAAAGCATACAGTCTTTGCAAGATAGATCATCTTTGTATGTAGCAGGACAGACAACAACCTTTCTGCCTTTGGCAGTCCGGGTATTAGTAGTCTGGTCGATAGGCAACACCGAACATACCGGACCAATACCAAGATCATATAGCTCATCTGCATGATCAAGATTATTAGCTGAGAGATTTACCGTGAAGCCCAGATTATTCATCATGTAAACGGTAACCCGGTTGTCCCAATTATTCAGGACATCGTAGTGTGTATAAGTAAACCCACGTTTATTCTCATTAGCTTTGGCTAACTCTACACACTTATCAGTGTCAAGCTTCTCCATGTCGCCGGGTAGGTCACCGGCTTGATTGTGTCTCCACTTTTGCAAAGGCGGAAGATCTTTGATCTTACCAATAAAGGTAGACCAATCGTCCCCACGCTTACCTTCGGTAACCTTCAACCAATGACCTTTTAGAGGATATCCTTCTGCGTAGCATCCATTATCTACAAAAGGACAAGAGATAGGACAAGTTGTTGCGGTGCTGGTTGTAACCGGCATGGGACCAGTTTTCGGATTCTTACTTTTGACAGTCATATGGTACATAGTTAATCCCCTCGATATGTTGGCTGCTTCTTCAAAGATAGAGTTCGTTGGGTGTTTCTTCAAAGACATAGCCAAGCCGTTTGGCATACTTAATTGTATCGGGAGTCAAAGTCTTTGTTCCTGCTATCTTAGCAAGTAGTCTGGAATTTACACAATCAGGATGGACAACATCGTTGCCATATTGATCTTTTATTTTTACGAAACATCTAGTCATTTTGATCTCCTTGCTAATGTTTGTACTACATCTACTCAAGAGGACAGGGCTGCTTAACCCTGTCAACTTGAATGTATGCTATACATCGTACCATTTAAACGTATTATCTTCTGGTCTTTCCTCGACCATTGTTTCCCGATTACTTACTCGCTCTGCTTTACGCACTTCGCCTTGATCCATAAGATCTTGGAATGTATATTCCATAGCATCCTCTCTCTTGGTTAAGGTTAACTCTACTACTAAAATCGTTCGTGGTCTTGATCAGAGTAGGGACCAGTCGGCACGATAGGTGATTTTCGGGCTATGACAATGGTGTCATTGTCAAAGTCTATGTCACATCTTGATCTGTGATCAAAGACTAGATGAATAAAATCAGGCTTTCCCCACACCATAACAGCGTTGAAATATTCCCGATCCTTTCTAAATCCTACAAAGTGTACAGCCATTTTATACCTAGCCTTTCTTAGGACTAACCCATTTCAGAGAGCTAGCATCCCACACCTCGAATGGTTCTTTCCAGCAATTCTCCGGACGGTTACCTTGTTTCCAGTCTTCGTTACGTTTTACAGCCCGGTCCCAATTTTTACCTTTGCGTCTCTCTATTTGTCCCCCCTTGAAAGGGGCATCGGGACATCCACAACCTTCCTCGAATATGGTAAATCTTTTACCACAACCTTGGCATGTGAAAACTGCCGGTCCTACCGGAGGACACGAAGCCCAACAAAAGCTCTGACATCCCCAACGACATTTCTTTTTCTTTGCCATAGCTAATCCTCCTTGAGTTAAGGTGTTAACTTCGTATCTTCTGGATAACAGGACTTTGGTCCTGCTACCCAGACTACACCAAGTCTAGCTGGAAGCTACCATCGCACCAAAGAATGGATTTTCTTTGGGTGATTTCTCAGCCCAAGCTACCACACTTTCTTGCTGGTCCTTCGGAGCATTCTCAGCATTCCGAATAACCTTCGTGGAAACTCCCTTCGGAGTTGTGTGAACAACTCGAATCGGCAGACCAGCGGTGGAAACCTCAGCAAAGAAGTCTTTGCCACGCTCCATCTCGATCCAGCTTGTGCCGTCGAATGCCTCAAAAGTCTTTGTAGTTTTCTTTGCCATGATTTCCTCCATCTGGCGTTCGGCCAAAATCGGCCAGTCTAATTACGCTCTCTAGTATCGCAAGATACTCTACTAGAGAGCTTAATTAGGTTAGTTAAGAAGCTCAAACTCAACTTCGTGAAGATCGTCGAAGCTGCTTACCCAGTTTCCTTCACTATCGTGAAGATCTATTCCGGTACCCCAAGGAGCTACGCTAACTAGGAACTCTCCGTTGAACTTAAGGCTAAGTTCGTGGTTGATTTTCATTAAGTCGGTCATCGAAACCTCCAGTTTGAGTTTCCAATTCACGCTCTCTAGTATCGTAAGATACTCTACTAGAGAGCTTAATTGGGTTAGTGTCGAATAAACATATTAAAATTATTGAAATCTATTTCAATAATCTTGGTTCGGCACATCTGGTATCCCTTTTGTTCATCAAGAACAGTTTCGAGTTCGGTATCACCGAATACAAAGTAATAACTTTTATCCAGTTCTTCTGGGTAGTAGATACGAGCTGGTGTACTTGGATCTAGATCTTCTGAACTTAGATCGGGAGCTTCTGAGATGAGCAAAGCATAGAAATCGATCTTCATGGGGCATCTCCAGTTTGAGTTTCCAATTCACGCTCTCTGGTATCGTAAGATACTCTACCAGAGAGCTTAATTGGGTTAGTAAGGCTTGGTAGTCTGCCAGATCCGGACTCCACAAAAGTAATGGGACCGGACAATGTAGCGCCGAGCATGAATTCTCTTGAGCCGTTCGATAAAGCTGTACGACATTGGTTTTCCTATCTCCAATTTACGCTCTCTAGTATCGTAAGATACTCTACTAGAGAGCTTAATTGGGGTTCATCATCCCGATTGTCAAGGCTCCTCGCTATTCATCATTTGCATAGTAGCTATGCAAATTCTGAATTGAACGAAAAGAACTTTCTTTTCAAGACTTTGCCAGCTTTCCGTAGCTTCGGAGAAGTTACGAAATACCAACAAATTCCCTCAACTGGGATGAAAATTTGTATTACTAATCTACGCCCTGTAGTACTACTTCGTACTACTACAGGGCTTGATTAGGATTCCTGCCGTTCGGATGGCGCAGTGCCTTGCGACGTTATGCGGGGGGTGGGCGCAAATGCGGCCCTGCGCATATATATATAAAACAACACCCTTAAATATTTTCAAAAAAACAAGGGTCGGTCATCAAAGTGGAAAAACGATCTTTACAGAACTCTTATAAGTTACTATTATATCACATATATTATATTTTTTTTAATATACCTATTGTAACTATCATATTTATAGTGTATAATAGTACTATGCAGAATATACATAGTAACTACATAGAGTCTTATATAACACTTCAGGGCTTGTTGTCTGAACAGGTTAATTCCCAGTGTAATGAGGACTTCTTATCCTTTGTCCGTCTAATGGCTCCTACTCTTGTATCTGGTTTCAAGATGGGTCGTCACATAGAAGTCATAGCTGATAAGCTTCAACAGGTAGAAGCAGGAGAGATAAAAAGACTGATGGTCTTTCTTCCTCCCCGTTCTTCCAAGTCTGTTATCTGTTCAAAGCTCTTCCCAGCATGGTATATAGGAAGAAATCCTGAAGATGAAATTCTAACCATATCTCACTCAGATCAGCTTGCCAGTGACTTCGGTCGGTCTGTTCGTGATCTGGTAAACATGGAGGAGTTCCAGAAGGTATTCCGGGGTGTGTCTCTCCGCACGGATGTGCGAGCTGCTGGTAAGTGGAAGACAAACCAGAATGGTACTTACTACGCTGCTGGTGTTCGATCTCAGATTGCCGGACGAGGTGCTCATGTAGCTATCCTAGACGATGCGATGTCAGAGGAAGATGCGATCTCCTCAGCCGGTCGAAGGTTCATCAAGGAGTGGTATCCTGCCGGACTCCGAACTCGTATTATGCCCGGAGGTTCCATCGTCATAATCAATACTCGATATCACTACGATGATCTGTGTGGTTGGCTTTTAAAGCAACAAGAGGATATGTCGGACTATGAAACTATCCCGTGGGATGTTGTTCGTATACCAGCTTGGATAGATGAGGAGTCTTCTGACTTACTCGACCTTCCTGTGGGAACAAGCTACTTTCCCGAATGGAAACCTGATGAAGTACTCCGGGTAGATGAGAATGAGATCAAGGCCAGCAACGGGGCCAGATACTGGAATGCTCTGTACATGCAAGATCCGACTCCAGAAGAAGGTGGTTTAATAAAGAAAAAGTGGCTTCAGAACTGGGATGAAGCAGAACCACCCTCGTGCGACTTTATCATTCAAACATTCGACACAGCCTTCTCCACCAGAACTACCGCTGACTATAGCGTTATACAAACATGGGGTATCTTTTATCAGTACAATCAGGATGGAAAGGGTTACGAGGACTTTGCCTCGCATCTAATTTTACTGGGAAATATCAAGGGTCGGTTTGAATATCCTGAACTTAGAAGAATGGCTCAGAAGCTCTACGAGCAACATCGTCCTGATGTATGTATAATAGAAAAGAAAGCCAGTGGTCAATCTCTCATACAGGACATGAGGCGAGCAGGACTTCCAGTGATGGAGTATCTTCCAGACCGAGATAAGGTATCCAGAGTTTACGCTTCCACTCCTATAATGGAAGCGGGACGGCTCTGGATACCCAAAGGTAAGAAATGGGCAGATGACCTTATAGAGGAGTTAATCCGGTTTCCAAACGCAGCTCACGATGATCAGGTAGATGCTCTAACAATGGCTGTTAACTACATGAAAGAGTCTTGGTATCTCTCACATCCTGACGATCCTGAGTACGATGATAAGCCCAGAGAAAAGGCTCCCACATACTGGAACGTATAAAAATTTGGGAAACCGAAAAAGATGTGGTATAATAGTAGTACGACCAAGAAGGGGAATTATTAAGATATGGCTGGATTATTCAACTTGGCGGCTGACCGGGCATTGCATATGTCTCAACCTCGGCCCCCAAAGATATCAATCGCAATAGGAATAGGACAACCTCTCATGGGTATGGCCGGAGGAGGGGGTCTGTCTTCCGTTCAGAAGAAAATGAATATAGGTGGAGAGCCGCACAAGTTAGCCTATATTAATGCTGATGAAGCTTCTCTCCTGAAACAACTAGGTGGTAGTGGTCGCCCTGTTAATGGTGTTCCAGCTTACTATATGGGTGACGAGCCGGGTTCGACTGGTTTTGGGGAAGCAAGTAGTCCTGCTTCTGAAACTGATCCCGGCACAACTGATGTAGATGAACCGGGAGGATACAGTGCGCTTGGAGAAGGGAGATCTGCCGATGTAAGTATGGCAGCACAACAAGCAGCCGCCGCAGCAGACTACGCAACTTCTCAAGAGTTCGATCCAAGTGCCTATAGTCAGGGTATTAGTAGTCTTACAGATGACGAAGGTAAAGGGGGGCTATTAGGTCTGGGAATACTTACTCCTGAGAATTTCCAAAACTTTCTTGGTCGTCTTGGTGCTGGAGCATTAGGTTCAGTAGTTGGAGGACCATTAGGTGGTTTTATTGGTTATCAATATGGTCCTGAAATGTATGAGTGGGCAAAAAAGGAAGGGCATTTAGATTGGATGCCAGATTTGGATTTTAAAGGAGATCCAGAAAGTCCAGATTTCAAGGATACAATAGATGAATTTCCAACTGAACCAGACCCAGAAGATGAAGAAGAAGAAGAAGAAGTTGAGGACGAAGAGGAAGAAGATGAAGAGTTAACTGGTATGGCCCGATACTGGGCAGATAAAAAAGCCAGAGGACGAAGAGATCCGTACGAAGGTTACGAATATATTCTGGAAGATGTGTACGGCCCGGATTGGCGAGATAGATTAAAAGAAGGTATTATTTAATGGCAACAGAACGTAATCCATTCGAGTCCATGCCTCAAGAAGTAAGTAATGTTATACCTATGACTGAGATGGAGGAGACTGAGAATGCTACCTTTGAGGTTGATCCGGTAGATGGAGGAGTCACGGTAGACTTCTCAGAGTCGGTAGAGATGGAAGCCTCTGAAGATATTTCAGAATGGTACGGGGATATATCGGAATCTCTGGAAGACGATGATCTGGCAAGCATAGCTAGTGATGTTATAGATAATTTTGAGGCTGATAAAGAATCCCGTGCAGAATGGGAGTCCATGTTCGAGCGAGGCTTCGATTTGTTAGGTCTGAAGCTTGAGCAGGGATCGGAACCCTTCGATGGTGCTTGCACGGCTGTGCATCCTCTTCTGATCGAGTCGGCAGTTAAGTTCCAATCAAAAGCTTCCGGGGAACTCTTTCCCTCCAGAGGTCCGGTCAAAGCACAGATCTTCGGTAAATCTACCCCTGATAAAGAGCTGCAAGCCAATCGTGTTCAGAACTTTATGAACTATCAGCTCACAGAGCAGATGCCGGAATACTTCGATGAATTTGAAAGGATGTTATTCCATCTACCCTTGATAGGATCTTCCTTCAAGAAGATGTATTACGATGCAACGATCAAACGTCCCAAGTCAGAATTTATTCCCATAGATCAGTTTTATGTATCTTACTATGCAACTGATCTTTACAATGCAGATCGTTACACCCATGTTATTTACCGGAGTCCGGTAGAACTAGCCAGAGATATTCGGGTTGGTGTTTATCAAGATGTAGATCTTCCTACTCCATCCGTGGGTACTATGACAGCTTTCTCTGAGAAGATGGATACCATTATTGGTTTGTCTCCCTCCTCAGATAATGATCCTCAATATGTTTTACTTGAACAACACTGTTATCTCAATCTTGATGAAGAAGATGAAGCACTTCCGTATATTGTAACCGTTGAACAACAGTCCCGGCAAGTGCTTAGTATTCGTAGAAACTATAAGCAAGATGATCCGAACAAAGAGAAAATAAGCCACTTTGTGCATTATAGATTTGTTCCGGGCTTTGGTTTCTACGGTCTGGGCCTTATTCATTTTCTGGGTAACCTGACCATGAGTGCTACGGCAGCTATGCGTTCCTTAATAGATGCCGGTCAGTTTGCTAATTTACCCGGAGGGTTTAAGGCCAAGGGAGTACGGATGGTTGGTGACAACGATCCTATCTCTCCCGGCGAGTTCAAGGAGGTTGAGGCAACTGGTATAGATTTATCAAAGGCTATTGTTCCCCTTCCCTACAAAGAGCCTTCCTCGACTCTATTCCAGATGCTGAATTTCGTAGCTGCTGCTGGTCAGAAGTTTGCGGACAGCACAGAGCAGGTTATCTCTGATGCTGCCTCCTATGGACCCGTTGGAACGACTATGGCTTTACTTGAAGCTAGTAGCAAGTTTTTCACAGCAATTCATAAAAGATTACATAAATCTCAAAAAGATGAATTCAGGATTCTTGCTCGGATTGATTATGATTATCTTCCCGAAGAATATCCTTACGATGTTCCCTACGAAGACCGAAGTATTTTCAAGAATGACTTTGATGGTCGGATAGATATTGTTCCGGTTAGTGATCCTAATATTCCCAGCAATGCACACCGTATGATGATGGCTAATATGGCACTTCAGATGGCCCAGCAATCACCTCCCGGTATGTTTAATCTGGAAGCTCTTAACAGAACAATTCTTAATGCGGCTAATATGCCAAACGTGGAGGAGATACTTCCTCCCAAGATTCAACCTAAACCTATGGACCCTGTTTCGGATATCATGGCTGCAACCAAGGGTGTTCCTATTGCAGCCTTTCCGGGACAGAATCACGATGCACATATTCAGGTAAAGATGGCCTATCTTCAAGATCCCATGAATGGAGCTAATCCAATCATGGAGCGTATCCGGCCAATACTTGAGGCTAATATTCAAGAACATTCGATTATGAAGTATCAAGAACAGATGAGTGGAATAACTGAACAGTCTCTCCAGAAAGTTCCCCAGCAAGCTAATAATCCTGCTGTTGTGGAAATGGCAATGGCAGAGGCAGCTCAACAGATAATGAATGCAAACCAAGCTATGGGTCAGGCACAGTCTCCTGAACAACAGCTTGTTGCTCTGGAACAAGCTAAGGTTGAACTGGAGAAACAGAAACTTCAATCTGATACAGCCACCAATGCTGCTGAACTTGAGCTTAAAAACAAGAAGCTTGAGCTTGAGGAAAATGAGCAGATTATTGGAATGTTGAAATCAGGAGCCACGGATAACTTCAAACGTGAGAAGGCAGAAGCAGATCGGGATAGTAAGGAAAGAATAAAAGGTCTGGAGTTACTAACCAAGTCTGCAATGGAAAGTATGAAAGTCAAGAAAGAAGATGAACGAGAAGTTACCCGAATAATGAAAGATATGCTGGTAGCAAATATGAAAGAGAATCAGGAACTTGATACGAAGGGTTTGGATGCCCTTGTCAAGATGGCTATATCGCAACAAAAGGAGATAAGCAATGATGAAGAAAATTAAGGATCATTATCTGAGTAAAAATAAAACATTCGGAAATCCATTCGAGAAAGAAGTTATGGGAATTCGTAGTGAACGTGCTGTTCTTAATGAATGGCCTGATTATGCATGGAAAATGCCGGAACCAGTTAAAAAATCACGTAAGAGTACTATATACGATTGATGGATATCTGGGATGAAATTGTTATCGAGTTTAATGAAGAATTAAATAAACTCAAGACTACTCTGGGTAATGGTTCAGCAGAAGATTACTCAC